CTGCTTCTAATTTTCTCTAACGCTGGCTTTATACTTTCCCACCAGCCCCTAAGTTGTTGTGGCTCAATATATTTGTATTCCATTAACCAACGATAATGTATCCGTATGTTTTATTCGCAGTCGAGTTAGCCCAATGGGTTATCGTCGCCTGACCTCTTTGTTGACTTGACACATAAACATTACTTGTTGCAGACGGAGCAACATAAGCAACTGTAACTATAGCACTAGGGATCGATGGTCTAGTCGGACTAGAACTAGTAGGATATTGTTCAATTGAAACTCCTACGTCAGATACTCTCCACATTATCTGAATGTAATCATTTGCTTGCAATTCTATAAAATAATTCATTGCAGCAATTAAGTGCGACGGATCACCAGTAGATTTCCTAGCAGGCATACTAAAACGACTATTTGATCCTGCTATATCCGATCCATTCTTCCTGAACCATATATCCGTGTCCTGAGAATCATTCGTCGTATTCTTTAACTGAATAGAAAACTGGATGTTGTAAATCCCGTAATTCCTTACGTTAACTCTTGACGTATTGGAAACATAGACACCAGACGAATAATCCGTCGTATTTAAAGCTACAGCATAAGCAGTCGCAGTATCCGCAGCAGTCTGGTCTGTAGAGTCCTGAAACGCTCCATACGGAGCTGAATCAGCCTCAGCAGCATCAGATACAGGCGTGAAGAAAATCAGGCTCTCATTGCCTATACGCTCATCGTAGAGGGTAGTTGTCGTAGCGTTACCAGTTGCCAGAGTAATAAGACCAGTGTTATTAGTCTTACCATCCATAATTCCACGAACAACCTCAGACACTTGACGAGGATCAGCGCCAAATACCGGAAGCGTTCTAAATTGTGCAACTCTAGTCATCGATTACCCTGTTTCACAACTTCAACATCTACGCCAATAAGAGTTTTCCAGTTGGAACCTGTCGGAGTAACCTTAATCCGGTGATAATCCCCATTAGACCTCAGAGAAACCCTGTTTTCTGCGTCTGCTGCTACCGGAGTTCCGAATTCAACTGTTTCTGTGAGCAAATCTCTGCTTGCAACTGCGACTGTTGCCGATCCATTATCAACAATAGGTTTTGCCAATGTGACAGTAGAACGTCCAATATCTATATCTCCAGAAACAACGTATGCAGTTTTATATGGGCCTGAAATAGCTACGATCTTTTGCTCTCTAACACCCAACGCTAAGAGTTGACCTCCAGCAAATACCCGTGAATCTAGCGGAATTGTCAGTGCATCAATGCTTGTAGAGTAATTATCTAGTTCTTCAAGTGTCGCGCTAGGCGTAAAACCATAAGAAATTGACGTTACATCGGTAGTCGCATAGCTCCATTTACCTAAATCAATACTGAAATACAGTAAATTACGCCCACCAAACGCATTTTTAAAGTTCCAAACGACTAATTTCCTAATAGGATCAACTGTTGCACTCATGGAAGTGCTAATTTCACCCGGAATAGCATTCTCAAAGAACCATCGATTGACCTTTTCTAGCCCAATGTTCTTAACCGTCTGACCATCACATACATAAAAGCCGTCATCAGCTAGAAAGTAAGTCAATCCACCAAACTGAGCGATAGAACCGTTAGAAATACAGCCTAGAGTCCTAGAAATAGCGTCAAACTGGAAGAAATACGGGCTTCCAGAGTAGGACATACGATAAATCGCCCTCTCTAGGAAGATCAAACCGTATTCACCACCTGCAAGACCAGTAATATCCCCACCATCAGGGATTACCTGAGAATCACTCTGAGAAGCAGCGCCCGGTGTCCAATCTGTCTCGTCGTTAATATCAGACCAATAGACTTTAGATTCCTCACCACCAACATTAGCCGCAACTACAAAGTCTCTAACTACCGTCACATACTTAGCTGTAGGAGCAGCCGCAGCTAAATCCGATACCGTCGTAGACCCACCTAGATCATAAGACTGCAACTTATTAGCGCCATTAGCCATAATCATCCGTGAGCCAAACTGAGTAATATCCCATTGCTCTACAGAACCGTATGTTGTCTTTAAAGCATCCAATGAGGCATCACTAGAGTCAAACTTATAGATCGAAGTAGCACTAGCAGCAAATAGAGTGGAAGCACCAGAATACTTACCTGCAAAAGCAACGAGCAGAGTTTCTCCAGCAGCGTCAGAATAGTCGGCGGCATCTCGAATAGGGGCATAACCGTTAGAAACAGGATAACAATTCACAGCGTCAGTTACAGCACCAGTTACACCCGGCTGATCTGGCAACCATTCTCCAAAAGTAATCTTCACTGTCTCACCCAATCAGTAGAACCAGCCGAAACTTGCTGCCAGACATTAGAACCCGCTGCAACATCAGTCCATGTCGTAGACTCAGGAAGAACTTCTTCCCACTCATAACCAATAATATCGCCAATTGCATCTACTGTTGCTAGTCCATTAACACTAGCCGCAGCTTGAGTAATAAGCCCACCAAGTGCTGTAACCGTACCTAGACCAGTTACAGAAGCAGATCCGTTAGTAATGTAGACAGCAGCCGCAGAAACCGCACCAGAAGCCTCTACAGCAGCCGTTCCTACCTGAACAGTGGTAACGGTAGTCTCTAGCGTTCCAAGCCCTGTAAACGCTCCTGAGCCGTTTTGAACACGTATTCCGGCAGCAATGAATACAGCCTCAGCCGTAATCGATACGCTAGGCTCAATATCATCAAATTCACAGTAACCACCAACCCAATATCCTTTGACCACATAAGGATCAATAGGTGGAGTCGCAGTTACCGTCGCAGTAGCAGTAATTGACGCAGAACCAAAAACAAAATCAGCCGCTTTAGCTGTTACAGTCGCACTAGCAGTAATAGCCGCAGAGCCTTCAATAGCCTCATATAAGGCGTATCCATCACTCCAATACCCTGCTACGACATAGCGATCAGGCTGGCTTAAGTCACCTTCGCCATATCCCTGAACCCAATAATCGTAGTCAACATAGTTAGCCACTCACTACATCCCAAGTTTGATTAGCTTCATTCCATGAATACATCCCATCAGTAGGCATCGCTACAGGAGGCTGCCAGTTAGCATCAGCGTCTAGCGTCCAGCTAGGATAAGGCTGCGGAGGCACAAACGCATCAATGTCTGCACGATAGGTATATCCAATGCCAGCATAGTGCTTACGGATATTACCGTTGTAACTTGTCTGCTTCCAAGTGCCACCGAATAAACGCTCACAGAATGCAGCGCCGATATATTCTTTCTCTACGCCATTGGCATCAGAACAGTCCTTGTTATCTACTACGATAACCCGCTGAACAATATTGCTGCCATCAATCTCTGCGAAGTGCGCCATTCAAGCCTCCAATTTCAATCCGGTCAAACTTAGTTCGTCGCCCACCACTCCAACAGGGAACGTGTTAAACGACATACTTATCCTTGTATCCTCACCTTGCACAGTAGGAACATTATGCTCAAGCGATGATGGGAACAAAATCAATCGCCCTACCTTCGCCTCAAACCACCATGACTCAGAGTTATATGCGTTCCATTCTTCAGGTGGGAACTTAATCTGTTGCCAGCCAGAACGATAGAAATAAATCTTATCGTCTGCGTTAGTATTTAGATAAAAAACACCAGAAACAAAGCTATTCGGATGCGCGTGTTTATGATGCCATTGACCTTGCTCAGAATAATTAAACCAGCTCTGAGTAATTCTTAAATGAACGTCATGCTTAGGATCGGTTGTTGCTTTAAAGTATTCTGCTACACAATCTTCAATCCATCCTCTAAGAGAAGTCATATCTCTTAGAACAAAGTTATTTACACTGGTTAAGTTTCCTTCATTTGGTCTAGTTTCCTGACCTCTGGCAAATAATAGTTCTTCGTCAGTAAGTTCACGGTCTATGTCAAACATTCCGATAGCAGTAGGAAAAAGATTATGAATCATGCCATTGCATCCTCAATCTCTTTAACCTGTGCCGTAATTTCTTCTAGTTGCTCAGGAAGCCAAATCGTAGGAATTGCATCCTCAAACTCTTTGATCTTCTCCATTACATAATTCACTTCATCCATGCTAGGGCAAGGTCTTGGATCTTCCCAACGGGTAAACATATTGTTGCTTATTTCCCATTTAGCGCCGGGACGAAGAAGCTCCATTGCCGTGTTAATTCCAAAGTATCGATAAACTTTGCTTTGCATGAATATCCTTATTGATTTATCTTGATGATGACGATGCCAGAACCGCCTGCGCCGCCGCTGTAGGTATTTAACGCCCCGCCGCCGCCACCACCGGTGTTTGTCGTTCCATTGCTTGCGTTCCCTGTAACAGCTCCATTCCCGCCACCGCCAGCGCCTCCCGCTCCTGCGCTTGGAGTGGCATAACCACCGCCACCGCCAGCATATGTAACGGACGAACCAGAAATAGATGAGGCCGTTCCAGCGCCGCCATTACTTCCACTGCCGCCAGCTTGACCAACTGCTCCAGCGCCTCCACCACCGCCGCCAGCGTATGGCGTACCTGATTGTCCAGCCCCACCGTTATTTCCTTGCGATGGGGTTGTATTTGGAGTGTTGCCAGTTCCTCCGGTGCCGCCAGTTCCTCCACCGCCTCCACCGCCTCCAGAACCGCCGTTTTTGCCGTTTTGAGTAGCAGCGCCTGCGCCGCCACCGCCACCCGTTGAAGTAATGGTGCTGAATACCGAATCGCTTCCGTTGTTTCCGGCGGCAGTTGTTGTTGCTGCTCCACCAGCTCCAACAGTAATTGTGTATTCGGTGCCAGCAGTAACCGCTAATGAAGTTCCAGTTCTGAATCCACCTGCGCCGCCGCCACCGCCTTGATAAGCGTTTCCGGTATTGCCACCACCACCACCTCCACCAGCAACCACCAAATAATCCACACTAGTCACACCAGTCGGAGCAACCCACTTAGTAGATGACTTAAAGGTAAAGACAGTCTGCGATGCTACGGTGTATTTCAGGATGACGATGCCAGAGCCGCCTGCTGCGGATGGCTGTTGATTTGTGTAGCCACCACCACCACCGCCGCCAGTGTTGACTGTGCCAGCGGTTGCAGCCGTCGCCGGGGTTTGTCTTGCGCCGCTTCCACCGCCACCAGAACCGCCAGTTCCGACAGTACTTGTGCCACCACCGCCACCACCCCCGGCATACGTGACGGACGATCCAGTAATACTTGACGCAGTTCCAGCACCGCCATTTCCACCTGTGCTTGCAGAACCATTTCCCCCAACAGCGCCAGCGCCACCACCGCCACCAGCTCCAGTACCGCCCGTAGAAACCGCAGTACCGCCGTTATTTCCTTGAGATGGTGTTGTTGATGGAGTGTTTCCACTCCCAGCTGTGCCGCTAGGGTAAGGCGCAGTTGCCGACGATCCTGCGCCGCCTCCAGAGCCGCCGTTTAATCCATTTTGGTTTGTGTTGCTAAACGCGCCGCCGCCACCGCCGCCCGTTGATGTGATAGTGCTAAATACTGAATCATTCCCATTGGTTCCTTTGTTACCAGTGCTACCTGCGCCACCGCCGGAGCCAACAGTAATTGTGTAATCAGTTCCAGCCGTTACACTTAAACCTGTGCCAGTTCTAAATCCTCCAGCACCACCGCCACCAAAATCGCCACCGCCAGCGCCACCGCCAACAACAAGATAATCGACGCTGGTGACACCAGCCGGTGCTGTCCATGTACCAGAGGCAGTAAACGTCTGTACTACACTAAGGCCGCTAGTCGCTAATGCACGACCTAACAGCATTGCCATGATTCCACTCATATCTGTTCCTTAGCTTACGTTTCCAGTTACAACACAAACAGTGCCGCTAATGAATAGAATCGTTGCAATACCCCTTGTAGCAAGAGTCATCGTGTCCTTATCAGTATTTGTTCCTGCGATATAAGCAGTAGTAATTGAGCAAGTAATCGTAATATTACCCGTCGTATTATTAAAAATGCTAATTACATCGCCAGCAGCAAATGTTGAGTTCGGAACAGTAATCGAGCCGCCAGTAGTAACCTCAATATACTCACCAACATCAGTTGTCAGCAGCGTATAAGAAGTGGTCTTTGCACTACCAGACAAAGGAACATTTCTATAGCCTAGTGTCGCAGTATCAGGAGGCAACGTATAAGTATTCGTAGCAGCAGCCGCAGGAGCATTCAACGTCGCAGTACCGCTAGACGAACCATTTAGACGCAGATTGCCACTGTTGAACGACTGATTTGCGCTCCATGTACTAGCTGTATCAGGTTTAGCGTAATCCGTTCCAGCAGTCGCAGCAGCTAATACGCCAGACGTAGCTTTCAGAACACCAGTAACCGTCGCTCTCTTTAGAACCTTACCAGTGGTACTACTCCAGAGTGCTATCTCACTGTCAACGCTAGACGTAATGCCTTCGATCTTATCGGTATTGAGATTCGTAAAGTTATTATCAACCTCAGTAAAACTTAAGGCTGAACCCTTTACGTTACGTAGAGTAATCGTTGTCATGTCTTACTCCTTAAGCCAACGTAACCGATAAGTTGCCACTAGTAATCTTGAAAATATCACCGTTATTAATGACCTTAGATGCATCCAGAGCCGTATGAAACAGCAGATTTCCACTGGTCACAGCATCACGAATACCTACAGAAGTAATTGTTCCCCAATTAGCCGTGGCTTGAGGGAATTCAATTGCAGAACTGTTAGAAGTCACACCATTAGACGGTGAACTAAACGTAATAGACTGACGTACATACGAACCACCAGTAACCTCAGTGCCAGTGTCAGCATCAGTTGGATCAGACGTATAAAGCGCCAGATAAGTCGTCGTAGGACTCGTATAGCTAGTATTCCGCAGAACAGCGTTAATCAACGAGTTCTCTAAAAAATTACTCATTTCGGCCATGATTTACCTCACATAAGACATAGACATAGGTTGACCGCCGTACTCACTTGACTGATCTGCGGTATTAATTGTCGTTACAGAACGATCATACAAAGCTGCCCAAGTCTGCAACCTCGCATCATTCATCAGATACGGCTCTGCCTCTCCCAATGCAGCATACAACAGCGCATCAGGATAGTTTGCCAAAAAAGCATTGGTAATGTTTACATCGCTCAAGTATTGAGGCTTGGCGTAATACAACATCTGGACGCTATAAGCCGTATCAGGAGTTGGCGCAAACTGAATCTCACTTGCCAGAATCGTGTAATCAATAGGCTTACCAATGTCGGTAGTCCTCGATCCTGCATAGAAAGCATTAGGTGAACGATAAGTG